GGACACATCACATGAACTTGCTGTGTCAGAGACTACTTTGATTACATCTCCTGATTGTACGACAATTTTAGCACCACCATCAATAAGTTGTAGCTGTGAACCTACAGGTATAGGAGCAGATTTAACTAAATGTATGTCATTAGAACCATCATTAATATAACAATCTACATTAATAGATGAACCTGATACGTTTGTTAAAGCTATTCCAACTATAGTATCAAAGCTATCTGCTGTGTATACACTTACTGGTGAAGTACCTACATTGTTGCTTGTATTTCTTCTAAAGTTTTGAGCCATTTGTTTCCTTTTATTATAAAGCTATAGCCATAGCTATAACCAATCCTGTTGTTACTGTTGCACTAGCCGCACTGTTAGCCGCTTGTGTAGCTGAGTTTGCCGCATTTGTAGCTTGTGTTGAAGCTGTGTTAGCGTGTCCTGACGCAGTGTTTGCATGTCCTAAAGCTGTAGAAACATGTCCTGCCGCCGTAGTAGCACTCGCCGCCGCCGCATTTGCTTGTGCTGTAGCGTTGGTAACTGCCGTAGTGTTTGTTGTTAAAATACTGTCTGTGTATGCTTTTGTAGCCACGTCTTGTGCAGACGTAGGGTCAGTAACATTTCTAATTTGTTTACTGGTAGCATCATATTGAAAATCTGTATTAGATATTTTAATTACGTCATCAGCATTATCAATCGCTTCTTGCGACATCATAAATGCTTGTGTACTATCTGTATCTAAATCAGACTCAGTAAGCACTGAACCTGAAGCATAGTCAGTTAGTCTTGACGTTTGTGACGTTTTACGTCTAATCTCAATAGCCGCAAGGTTAGCAGGTGGACTTGTAAAAGTTAGAGTCGTTCCTGCCGCATTTAGAGTAAATGTAGCATTTACCCCTGCAACTGTAGCTGATAAATCTGCTGTACTTCTATAACTGAACGGTATAGAATACGTACTTGTACTGCCGTTTCCAGTATATCTTACAAAACTATTAGCCATTAAATTCCTTGATTTTAATTATTTTATCTAAAAGGGGTACTTTATTGTCCTAGTAATATATTTAGGGCACTATTAGCTTTTTCTACTTCATTTTGTTTAAAGTTTCCTCTCTTAATACGCTCTTCTATTATTTGTGGAAACTCTTTTAATATCATAGATTTAGCTACATTTTCTGCCGCATTAACATAATTTAATATTAGATTCTGTCTCATATCCTCACCTAATACTTTATTATCAGGAAGACGGTATAATTGACTTTTCTTATCCATTACTAATTTTTCTACTATTTCTTTTAATGTATATTCTTTACCATCTTCGTATCTAATTTTAACTACTCCTACAAGCTCTCTCATTCTATCGTAAGCTGTCTGACCAGTTTTTTTATTTTTAATATCTCTTAAATCTATACCTGATTTTCTATCTATCTTGTCAGGTGGTCTATAATCAAAATCTCTACCTTCAAAGAACTTAGCTATTTCAGGATATTTAAACTCTGTCATAGCAAATGGTGAAGACCACAATCCTGACCTTTTACCAAGCCCAAATAACCAACCATTTTTTCTATTTATAACTTCACCAAACATGTTACGTCTTGGCATAATGCTATTTTTATCTACAATTTGTGGCATTAATACTTTTAATCTATCTGATAAAGTTAATAATTCTTTATGCTCGTCCATTTCTACTCTACTTAAATATCTTAATCCACCTGATAATGGAAAGAATTTGTATAATGTTCTTGCAAAGATAGAAGTACCAACTCTATCTGGTGCTCTACTTCTAGCAAAATCATCACTAAATAAAAAGTTTGCTGTTTCTATAATATTTTTAAGATAAAATTTAGATTGAATATTTCTAGTTAAACTCGCTACTACACCCATAGATAATTCTAACATAGTGTTTTCTGCTTCACTAGGTAAGTCTTCATTAGTTTCTAAATGTTTATTAATAACTTCAAACATGTCTGCCATAATTAAAAACGGCATCATAATTGGGTCAAGTCTGTTTACTGAAATATATCTACCATCATTAGTTTTATATGAGTATGGTTGCCAACCAGTTGTTTTTTCTCTTTCTAAATTTTCTTTGTAATCTCTTGAACCACCACTTGTAAATTTACCTGCTTTTACTGCAAAGAAAGCTGAAGTCCATAACGCCATACCCATTTGCATACGTGCATTAGCTTCAGCCGCCGCTTCAGGATTTAAGTATTTACCATCTTTACCTTTCATTAACGCATGTCTTACAGACACAATACTTTTTCTAATTAAAGGTAGTTGTTCAAAATTCCATTTTAACAAGTTAGCAGGTGTATTAATAAAGTGTAATCCTAATGCTCTAGCCCATTTATGTTTTGCTGTAAAACTTAATGTAGCACCTGTAACACCTTGTTCTGTTTTACCTGTTGCAGGATTTATAGAATATGCTGATTGTGTATATGTACCTTCTCTAGCATATTGTAATGGGTCATTAACTTCTAATCTACTAGACTCTAATAAACCTGCTCTAGCATTTATATCTGTTGTAGGTATAGCTTCACCAATACCTTTTTCATATTCACTTGCTATTTCTTTAAATCTTTTTCTGTAACCATCTTTATCTAATTTACTAAACAAAGGTAATGAACCTGTTTCATTTCTTATCTGTGCATGTATTTGTGCTGTTCTTCTAGCTTTATACATTATAGTTTTAAGAAATTCATCACCTGCTGTTAAGAATCTCATAGGCATACTTGTTGCATAAGCAACAGGATTGACGACCATTTTTTGTAAACCTTTACCTACAAAACCTAATGGCTCAGTTAGTAACTCACCAGACGCATTAATAAATTGTTGTAATTGTCCTTGACGCATAGCATTGTCAAATTTCATTTGTTTACTATCTATAATACCTCTACCTAAATAAAAACTTTTACCAAATTGTTTGAACGCATGAGCTATGTATACATATTGCATAATGTAAGTGTCCATTGCTTCTATTGCTAATGTACCTGCTCTTTGTCTATCTGTAATAGATAAGTTAGCCGCTCTAACTAACATAACTAATGGTTTCCATTGTGTTTGAACTAGACCTGACACTATGTTAATTATGTGTGTATCTGGTGAAGATAGTAAGTTATTGTTTATAAATTCATTAACTAAATCCCACTTACCAACTTTACGTGCATGTTGTAGTGCTAAGATAACTTGTTCATCATTATCTAATTTAGCTAATGTTTTATAAAATTCTTTTGGATTAGTTTCTTTGAGATTTTTTAATTTAGGGTCTTCAGGGTTAAGGACTAACTCTGCCGCTCTTTGTGCATCTTTGTTTATTTGTTGAAATCTTTGAGCTCTTGCTATGTTTTGAGTCATTTCTTTTTGATTGACTAATATATCATCAATCATTTTTCTTCTGACTTCTAATTCTTTTAATATTTTTCTTTCTTCTGTAGGTGTAATATTTTGTTTATGTAACTGATTAGACAATTTAATCATATCATCAGTTTGTTTAGCCATTAAATCACCATGAGCTAAAATTTCTGCATATAGTTGTTTATCTTTTTTAGCTCTTGATTTACCTAATTTAATAACTTCATCAGGATTTAAACCTAATATTCTAGCTTGTTCTTCTACTTCTTTTACAGTAACTACTTTCTTGTCAATAGTACCATCAGCTAATAATCTATCTGCTGTATTTTTTAAATACATAGCTAATGATTTTGGATTGTATTTAGTGTAATTTAATTGTTCTTTAGGTGGTTTAGATGACCCATCAATTCTAGTGTTTCTTAATTTTTTAATTTGTTCATCAATATCTTTACCATCTAACTTACTTCTAAACTCAATATCATCAATCTCTGCATCAGTTAAATTTTTATAATATGATTTTTTATCTTTTTTAGTAGACAAATCTGCAAACAATCTTTTACCTGTAATTGTGCTTCTACCATAGTTATGTAAATCTTCTAAGTTTTTAATAGATGTATTTTTTAATTGTCTGTTAGTTAGTTTAAATCCACCATAAGAAAATGCACCACCAAATACTGTACCAAATCCAAAACCTGCCGCAGTAGAAAATGCTAGTTGTTTTAATGACAACTCATCTTGCACACCTGTGTTTATTGCAGTGTTTTGTAACATAGCATCTTGACCTGTTGCAATACCTGCACCAATAAAACCTTCATACAATGCACCTTTCTTAATAGCATTTCCCATAGCCGCTTGTTGTGCTTCTTTTTGTGCTTGTTGTATAACTCTTTTAGATACTTCTTTGGCTATCTTACCTTTAAGTGCTTCTTTTAATGCTTGTTTATATGCTTGTTTTGCGGCTTGACCACCAATACCAACTCCAATTAAATTAACTGGGTCAAGTATCATAGCACCACCATTATCTATTAACCAGTCACCAAAACTTCTATTAGGGTCATTCCAAAATGAAGGTAGTTGTTCGTAAGTTTGTTGTATGTATGAAAACTGTTGTAGTCTATCAACACTGTCAGTCATAGAATTTGCCATGTCCATACCCATAGACACAGAGTTATTGTTTCTCCATGACCTATCTTCATAAAAGTATTCTAACAAATCTGCATGAGACATGTTGTTAAATTTATTTTCTTGACCTTCTCTATAACCATAATATGACCTAAGAGTATTATAAAATTTTTCTGTTTGTATTTCTTCTAGTGCAGACTCAGCATTTTTTGCTTTTTTTAATCTTTTTTCTTCTTCTTCTTGTAGATTAACTGTATTACCAAAAATTGTTATTTCTTGGTTTTCATTAGATTCTGCTTCTTTTAAAATACTATAATCTGTCATTTATTATTTTCCTTGAGATGTTAATATTTTTAATCTTTGTAATACGTAGTCATTATCTTTACCAATAGCTTCTGCAATAGGTGTTAGAATAGCATCTATATCTACATTATTATCCATTAGATATTTCATAAATCTATCATTAAGCTCTATACCTGAAAAGGCTTGAGGAAGAATTGTATTTACTAAATTATCAATTTGTCTATCTCTATCTTCTGCTTCTTCATCTTTAAATACATTTATTTTATCACCAATAGTTGATTCGTATGGTGTAAAGTTTTGAACACCTTGTTTAACAAGTTGTGTAATGTTATCTACATTTTCTATATTAGTTTGAATAGTATTAGCTGTATTAGTTTCGTATTCTTTCTTTTCAAACTCTTCTTGTTCTTTCTTTTCTTTTGCTTCTTCAAATGGTATTAAAGATTCTGGCTGTGGTACGGTATCTGATTTATATGTGTCAATAACATATTTACCTAAATCCATAATAAATACTCTACGTTCTGCATTAGTAGGTTTTCTACCATTTTCTTTTTCAAATCTGTCTTCGTAATCTAATATTTCATTTTCAATAAAATTGTTTGCAATAAATGTAGAAAATTTAGCATTAGGATTAGGTAAACCACTAGCATCAGGTTTAAATGATTCTTCTACTGCTTTTAATATTTTAGTTACATTGTCTTTATAATTAGCGTTACTTGTAAATATAGGACTAGAACCTTCGTCTCTACCTTTAGTATATTGATTCCATCTAATATTAGCTGTACCTAATTCAGACTCAGGTATACCTCTAGCTAACATTTCTGTTATCATTTCATCATAAGATTCAAACTCACCTTTTACAATATCTATCATAAATTGTGAACTAACAGCAGGGTCATTGTTTACTGTTCTGTTCTTGTTAAAGAAATCTGTAAATGTTGCAATAAGTTGTAAATCACCAAATTGTATTAATTCTTTTTGTATTTCTTGTAATTGTATTTTAGATTTTTTTGTACCATCATCATTAGGTGTTAGAGCTTTAGTAAATATTTCTTCTACTTTTTTACCTTTTAAATATGCTTCATCTGACCTAGTTTGTTGTAATACAGCTCTTTTCTTAGCAACTAATTTAGCTTTAAGAGCATTAACTTCTGTAGATTTTCTATCATTTAATGTTCCTAAATCTGTACCATTATCACCAGTACCCATGTTTAAATTCATAATAGTTTCTGCTCGTTCTATTTCTTCCATAGTTGTTGCAGTATCAATAATAGATTCTACATCAGATATAATTACAGATTGTAATTCTTTGTTAGTATATAATTTATTAGGTTTACTGCCACCGTCAGTGTTAGGTACATCTATATTTAACGCTTTCCAAGTATTAATATAATCTGATTCTAAATTTTCATCTGGTATAATAGACAACTGTACTTGACCTTCTTCTATTTTTTTCTTAGAAGCAAATGCACTTCTAACTTCTGCATCTTTTACAGCTTCATCTGCTTTATAAGTATTAAATACAGAAGCAAAACCTGTAGTAAATGAATTGTCTGCTTCATCAAAATTTGGTAAAAACTTTTCGTAAAATGTGTTTAAATTATTGTTTTCAAAATCATACTCGTTTTTATTAGCTTCTATATTTTTAATTGTTTCTGCCGCTTTTACTTTACCTAAATGAAATTGTGTAGTTTTTTCTACATATTTACCTGTTAAATCTGGGTGCTTACCTGCAAGTATTTCTGTTTGTATAGCTTCCATACTTTTACCAGAAGAATACAAAGATTGTATTTTATCTACTGCTTCATCTTTTTTCTGGTCAGTTATAGCATTAGCAATACGCATACCTCTTTCACCAGTGTTTTGTAATGCTTTAGCTAATTCTAAACCTTCAGTAGATTTTGCTGAAGCTACATAGCCCTCAAAGCCAGAGCCCATGTATTTGTTAGTTATTCTTGATTTATATTTTGCCATTATCCTTTATTTGCTTTAGTTGCGTCAGTATGTGCAACATAACCTTCCCCTGCTGTGGTTGCTATATCTAATAATAATCCTGTTCTACTAGGTTCTGTAACTGGTGCAATACTGTTATATACTTTAGCCATGTTTGCATAAGCATCAGTAGTTTGATTAGCAAGTGTAATCATATCACCTTTGTAATCTCTAGTAATTTCTGTGTATTCATCATTATATAAAGAACCTATATCTTGAACTATAGCAACTCTATTACCTGCATTTAAGTTAAGATTTTGTGATATTTTCTTTTTAAATTCTTGTTTTGCTTTAAATTCTGCTACTGCTTTTTCTTGGTCAGCTTGTACTTTTTCTTGGTCTATTTTATTAATGTCACGCATATAAGCTACGTTTGCGTTTTCTTTTGTTTTAATATTAACGGCACGTTTACTAGCGGCTAGAGCTTTTTGTTCTCTGTATTCTTGTACTTTACCTACTATCTGCACTCCTGCCATAGCGGCTTGTATACTACACATGTTTTTTATTGACCTCTTTCATCATTAATAAAAATGGCATTTTACCAACGCCATAGTTTTCTATATTTTCTTTTGGTTCAAATCCTAAGAACTGTAACCATTTTAAACTTTTCCAATTTCTTTTATCTACAAAATTATAAATGTATTCATAACCTTGACTCATTTGTGCTACCCAATAAGGACACTCTTTTAAAAATTGTTTAGTATGTTTGAATAATTGTTCACTAGATAATAACCACGCAACACCATATTCAGGTAATTGTGTAGGATTACTACCAAACATACCAATAACACCTTCTTTTTCTGTTCCTATTATTGTGTATATTTTTGCATTGTCATAAGTAAAAGGCATGACTAATGCTCGTAAAGGTGATATACCTTCAGAAGCCATAATCTCTTCTCTGTCACCTTTTCTAATTTTAGGAGATAACTCCAACGCATCTGCTAATATAGCTTTACGTACATAATTTTCTTTAACCATTATATCCTTCTTGAACGTGTATGATAATAACCTTCAACTTCAGCATCAGCAATATACACTGGTAAATGTGAGTCGCTTTTTATATCCATAACAAATTCTGTGTTTCTACATTGTACTGGAACTCTTAATGTTCCTGAACTAATAGCAGGTTGTCCAACAAGAGAACTAGACGTACCTATAACATATCCATTCATTATAGTTGTAGACTTATCTCTATTGTTAGGTGTAACTTCTACTTTAAAAAAACCTGAGTTTTCAAAATTAAATAATATATTTCTAACTTGGTATCTTCCTGAAGTTACTGCTACTAATCCTCTACCAGTATTTTCTCTA